GTTGGCCACTAACAATATAGCATTGCTGAAACCGCTTGCTATACCTGTAGCCCTGTTGGTATCTCGCACAAAATTTACAAGGTTGTTTTTTAATACCGTGAAGGCTCCCTCAATAGTGGGGGTGATGTTCTGGAATTGTTTGTTGATATCATCAGAGGCATTTTTAAAGGCATTTATTACTACCTCAGCAGTAACCTTGCCCTCACTGGCTAGTTTCTTCAACTCTCCGCGTGTGATCTTAGCGCCGCCGCTGGTTCTGTTCAATTCATCCGTTACCAAGTCTAATACTTGTGGTAAGGCTTCTGCTATGGCTCTAAATTCATCGCCCTGTAAAGCCCCTGCTCCTAGCCCTTGGGCTAATTGGATCATCACGCTATTAGTTTCTGCTGCTGTTGCGCCATTTATTTTTAAAAGCTTATTAAGATCTTCAGTGATTCCTATTACTTCACCATAAGTTAACCCTAGATCCTTTGTGGCAACTGATAGCCTGTTAAATACCACCGCATTATCTTCAAGGCTTGAAAATGTCTTATTACTAACTCTCAGAAGCTCATCATATACAGCACTTAATTCATCTGTGCTTTTTACAACTAAGTTTATATTTGAATCAATCTTACTGGTGACGTCTAATAATCTGGCAAACTCTCGAACAATGCCAGCTATAAATAAACCGCTTAGAATATCCTCAAAGTTATCAATTGAATCATTTAAGCTATTAAATTGTGATTCTGTTTTCCTAGCATCATCACCTAGATTCTTTATACCTCTGCCTGCACTTGTAGCGCCATCTCTTACCGCTTTACCATCAAACCTATCAGCACTACCACCCAAACCGCTTATTTTACCAGCAGCCTTATCAGCAGAAGCTCCTAAACGCTCAAGGGCATCTTCACCGCTTGCAGATTCTCTAGTGATCTTATCAGTATCAAACTTGTTTATAGTCTCGTTTATGTCATTAAATTGACGCTGGGCATCCTCTGCCGCATCTCCTAGACTGTCTAGGCTTCTCTCACTCTTTCTTGCCCCATCTGTAATAGATTGATCTATTGTTCTGCCTGTATCCTTTACAGCTCGATCAATTTTATCAAAGTCTTTTGTAACTTCTGTGGCTTTATCACCCAAGCTATCTAGCGCGCGTTCACCCTTTTCCGCGCCACGAACCATGTCGGTGCTGTCCACCCCTACTCTTAGGCTGCTTTCTTCCGGCATTTTTTGGCACCTTCCTTTTTAGTTCGCTTATATAGACATCATCACAGAACGAAATAAACTCTAATAAATCCAACCTGTCATCTGCACTATTAATACCTGCCAGCATGGAATAAGCGTAAATCTCAGAACAGGCTATTAACCCTACACCCCCATCTGTTACCCTTCTGCTACCACTTAGCATGTAAAAAGCATTTAAGTAGTAACTTGTTTGGCCATCTGGCTTTGGCCTGCTCTGTAGTGCTGGTGGCTGCTTGCCCGTTCTCTCAGCCCTTCTTTGCAGAAAATCAACCTTGTCACCGAAGTTAACATCCCACAACAAACACTCTTTTAGCTTTTTTTTACTGCCTCTTTTGCCTTAGCTTTGAAGTTTTGAAGCTTCTTTGCCTCTGCAATAATCATATTTCTTACTGCTGACAACTCAGTCAAAAGCTTAACGGCATTATCCTCTGAATAATGGAATTCCTGATCACCATCAAAAACATTTTTCCAGCCTAAAACCACATGCTTGGCCAAGCAGGTAACCATTATCTGCTCTTGCTCTTCCTCTGGAATCTCTCTATCAACATCAGTATATGGCTTGGTTTTGCTTCTAAACTCATCTGTAAAGCCCTTAGATTGCAGTGAAGCCAACTTAAACTTAGCCCCGCCACCAAAATCAATCCAAACTCCGTTATTCTGTCTTTCTGTATCTACTCTGAATTCATCTAAATTGAACATGATATTTCCTTAGTTGGGTAAGGGTGGGAGCGCCCCAACGCGCCCCCTGTTTGGCCAAACTCTGTTACGCTGCTACTCTGCTAACTTGAAACATATAAGTACCAGCTGAATTAATGATTGTGGTGAACTCAGCAGATGCAAAAACATCCTGATCCAAGCCGCCGCTTACAATCTCCATTGACGTATATTTAGCCCTTGGAATATTCACTATATAAGCATTACCTGCTGAATCCTGAGCCATGAATGTTAATTGAAAGGCTGTTGCAGCTCTGAATTTATCGAACAATGAAGAATTTTCAAAATAAAGCTCAATAGAGCCTGTTAGATCCAAGCGTCCAGCCTCAATGCCAATGAAGCCAAGCGTTCCAACTGCCTCTTGCCCTCTTAATGCGTTATCCAACGTAATAGATAAGTTATTGAATTCAAAAACATCCCCAGCAGGATCACCATCAAAAGTAATGGCCGCAATATTATCTACCGCGTTTAATACAGTATTGGTATTGGCTGCGTTCTCAGTAGCGCCTGAAAACTGGGTTTCTGTCATCGCCGCATCTTTGGCTATTACCGAAAAGGTGGTGGTCAATATGGCGCCAGTGCTTAACTCCAAGCTCCACGCCCCAATCCTAGCACCTGTAAAATTCTGATACTCTGGAGTGGTTAAATCGGTAAACTCTTTTTGAATAGTGTAAGAGTGCTTAGTAGTGCCGTTTCTAATATAGTTCAATGGAGTAATAGTGATACTATCACCTGCCGCCTCTGTAGCTTCATCAGTTAAAGGCTTAATCGCTACACTTGTAGCCGTTGGTGTTCCTGAAATTTCCGCGTAAAAGGTGCCTGCTGTTGTAAAGCCTTCAACCTTAATGAATTGCCCAACAACCCAAGATTGTGCTGTAAAGTCTGTTGTTGTACTCGCCAGCACCCATGTGTTAGGTGTGCCGCCGGTCTTTGTGATGCCAATATCAGTTGCACTTGAAACTGTTGATCCTGTTGTAACCCAATCAGAATACATTGCACCCTCAATAAAATCATCATAGGTTCCATAGCTCATTTCCCCATTGATATCACCATCTGAAGAACTGCTTACCTGTATTGTATCGCTGGTCATTCTATCGCTTCTAATCTCTTCAGAAGTGATGAATTCACCATTATAATTTAAGCCTTCGCTTGTGTATCGAATAGCGTCTAGTGTTGGGGTTGCTGGTGTTGTACCCCATGTGCTTTCCTCAATATACCGTAGTGCTACCGCGTTAGAAGCTCCAAAAGTCATCGGTCAATCTCCTTTAAAAATATGAGTCTCTTAAAAAAGGGCATTCAACATTGACCTGAAACCACTTGGCCTCTTCATTTTGAATATCCCGCACAAATGGAGCAAGTCTAAATAAAACGCCACTCCCCGCATCACTCCACTTTCTAAAAATACCTGTTGCTGTATCTGCTAGATCTCTGGCTTCTTTATCCCCTTGGCCTTTCAATGTAAAGATCTGAATCAATACTCTACCAATATGTCTATATCTATCATTATTATTAAGAGGATCCCCAAAGCTTACTTGTGCTGAATCAATATCCTGAATTAGAAATCTAACCCAAGCCTCATCAGTAGGGGGTGTGAATTTGACATTAGGCCATGCTATAGGTGTAGATGATGCCCACTGAGTATTAAATCTTGCACGTATAGCATTATGTGCCGCTTCATAGGTCATCTATTTATAACCCCGCCAAACTTAGCCTGAACCCTTAAAAGATTGATTCCAACCATACCTTCAGGTGCTTTCTGTGAATAGCCATCTTCCAGCCTGTTTATATATGGCAAGTTATTCGTTAGCCAAACAGTATCACCTAATTGTGCTGTGTTTATGGTTTCATTAATCTTACCAACAACCGCGCCACCCGTTTTAGAATAGCGCTTTTTGTCGTTTGTTAGCTCTTTAGAGGGTGCATTTATAGTTGGGTACCAATTGCCCCTTGCTCTGCCTGTATCCACTGGCGTATCTAATACTACCGCCTGATCAAGATCAAAGGCTATCTTCTTAAATATAATCTCTGCATTATCTCTTGTCTGTTGGCCAAACTTCTTTAGTGATGCTTTGAACTTAAGGGCATTATTAGGCATTAGATACCCCCATCTTGTACATAACATCAGTGCCGCCTGTACTTATAGAGCTAATAACATCAACCCTTAATCTTTGGCTATTTATTAGCACTATATCATTTACTAAAGGCACAACACTTGCTGAAAAGGTTTCTTTGACTGACATCAAAAGCCCGAAATCACTTTTTACAATAGAATCATCACTATAACCTTGGGTCATCCCGCTATTTGGGCCTCTCTTTGGCAGTATCACCACGTATACAGTAGTGTCTGTAAAGCTTTCTGTGTGAGTGCCTGTAGAAGCATCATAAGAGCCTGTATCCTTCCTAAGCGTTGCTTTTCGCCCATACTTTTTAATTAATCGGCCTGCTGTATCATCTCTCAAACGATTATAGAAGCCAATCGAATCAGATTGATTTGCACCCGCCCCACCGTTTGAAAAATTTAACATATTAAGCCCTTAATAGTTGGCCGTATTGAGTAGTCAAAGGGGCAAGCAATTGATGTACATGGTTCAATACGTCCTGCCCCTGTTGCCTGAGCGAGTTACTATACTCCACTTCTATAACATCCACCTTTTCACGAACAATTGCCTGATCACTGGTAACAATGCCCTCTAAATCATAGGTTCCCTGCCTGAATAAATCGGCCACAATAGCCGTGGCCT